AATCCCCACGTGCCCCAGGTTTCATACCTGGTGGCCACTTGGGCCTGCACGATCAGATTTGTTTCAGGGTCTATAAACACCTGTACTAGTAATTTCCTGTTTGCCGATATTAACGGTATGTAGGTGTACACCTGTGGCTTTTGGCTCACCGGTGGTTCCACCAGGCTAAAAGTATGCAGGTCACGCTTACGCCCATGCCAAAGCCAAAAAGACTTGACCACCAAAAAACAGCATCAGTGCTCATGACATGGCCTTTACAGCGTCTATGCCTTGCTGGGTGATTGCACACACAATGCCCTGAGAGCCACTTGTAAGGGCTCTACGCGCGCCTGTGTCCTGAATTAGTCCCAGTGTGCGTAAATCGCTGCAGCGCTTCCAATAGCCCTTTATATCGTGACCGTCTAAAACAGCTCGAGCGCCTGCTTCCTCATCGGTCAAGCCAAGAGTGGCGTAAAAATACTGGCGTAGCAGGATTGCTCTGTGGCTTCCTACTCGTAACGGCTTGATTTGCCTGCTGGTTTCAGGGTCGGTGTCCCTGAATAGTGGTAGGTCTGTAAAAAGCATGTCGGTGCTCCCTTTGGTAGTTGGTTTTTTTACCATAGCAAAAACAAATTGCTATTGGTGGATACCTACGGTTTGGCTGGTTTTGGCAGGGCTCGCCATGCTGCCTCGAGGGCTTTAGCGTCTGTGGCCATGTCCATCTCGAGCTCGAAGTGCAACCAGGCACCACCTGTGCCGGCGCTTTCCTCAGCGTTGGCATAGACGCGTACGCCTTTGGTGCCTTCGCCACGTGAACAGCGATAGCCACGGCCATGCTCGCCGTATTTGTAGTCATGCAGCTCAACTAAACCGATTGCCTCGGAATGTTCGATGAGCCAATCCCACAGCTCTTTAGCGTCTGCTCGGCCTGCGCGTGTCGGTGGATACCCCACGTCACCAGCAACTCCGAGGCTGTGCACAGACAAGGTTTTTTTGCCTCGCATGTTGCGCACTACCCAGGTGCCCAGATTGGTAAATGATGGGTAGCGCCGTTTGCATAGATCCATAAACTTCTCGGTGCCTGGCAGTTTGCTTTTGCCTGGTTCGGTCACTGGATAGTAAGGGTATTTGCGTGTCATGGTGCTGGTGGGTCTTTAGGACGGTCTTTGAGGCCATTACCTGCTAATAGGCCTATGAGCCCCCCCGAGAGCGTGAGTAGCATGCTGCTGAGCACCGAAATTTGGGCAGCATCGAGTTCGGCCATTTTTTGGGGCTGGGTCACGAATAGCAGTCCGTACAAAATTGTGAACACTGAACCTACAAATGACACTGTGAGTCCGATGGCCACAATCATGACGATGCGTGCTTTGATTTCTTCGTTGCTGTGTTTTGGTCTCATGCGCACTTGGCTCCTAGGTTGTTTTCTACTGTTGAGACTGTGAGTGCTTTGTTGCGTATTTCTGGGCACTGTGTTCTTGTACGGTCTGAGCAGGCTGTGAGGGTGATGGCGAGCAGGCTAATCAGGGCTAGGCGTTTCATTGTTCTAACGGTGTTGAGTTTGCTGTTATTTGGTCGTAGTTCGCTATTTCGTCTGGGGTCATTGGTCGTTCAACCATTTCGCCGTTTTCGTTTTGTTCTGCGATTATGTGATTAGGGTTTGCGATAGCCATAAACCGTTACCTTTCCTGCTGTCCATGTAGTGCCGGGCGCAATCATTGACATACCGTCGTAAGCCGTTGCGAGAGTGTGAACGGCATTTACTAGTTCAGGGTAGGCAACATCTCCGTTTGCGCCGTATTGCCCTGATGAGTTCACGGTTGTTTTCGTTGCGCTGGCAGGGTTGAAAACCTCAAAAGCCCATGATTGAACTGTTGTTCCAGTAGTGACAACTAGTCCCGTTGTTTGGCCTGTTTGTTGTACGGCCGCACCTGATGTTGTCCACCTGAAAGAGTTGTAGTTTGCACCTGTTGCGGGTGTCGTTCCGTTCAACATTTGGAAAGTGCACGCAACGGCTACACCTGTCGTAACACCACTAACAATAAGACGGTAGTTGTCGTATGTAGAAGTAAAAATGCTAGTCAGGTTTGTAGTGCCACCCGACAAAGTAAACTGGTTGATGTAAACCAGCCCAGAGTTGGCTAGGTAGGTATTGGTGTCGCTCGCTGTGAGCACCTCACCAGTAGTAAAAGTCTTTATAGCCATGTTTAGTATCCTAACTTGTTGTAATCGAGCCTGCCGAACACCGTGTCATTGAGAATGAGGTAGTTGTTTAGGTCAGCGCCCGACAGGTAAAAGGTGTAACGACTTGACTCAGGAGTTGCAGTCACCCTTACACCCTCAATGATTGACTGGTACACCGTGCCACGAAAAGTAACTGACACCCTCGCCCCAACCAAAAAACCAAAAGTTGTAAGCCCCATGTAATCCATTTGGAAAGAACTCTGAGCTTCAGCCAAACAAGAAACACTGGTCAAAGCAAACTTTTGTGTGCCGTACTGACTCAACAGAAAGTTGGCTTGGTCAAGGGCTTGACCGGCAGAAGCAGACAAGGTGTTCACCGTGTAAGTACGGTACGGAACAGTAGCGCCCACATTGGTGACCGTCTGACCTGCATAGTCGGCAGGATCAACGGTTATTTGCGTATAAAAGTTGTCTGACAGCGCGCCAAAGTCTGCCTGGTCATACACCTGGTTAGTGGCGTTATTAGCCACATCGGAAAAGTTCACCGTGCAAGTACGAGCGTTGTAAGGCCCACTCAGGTTGATGGAGTTATATCCTGTGCAGTCGGACATTCTGCCGTTGATAGTTACCAGTGAAGCGTTTATCCAGTCGCCCCAAGTACCTGACACAGTTGAAGCTGCCATCTGTGGCGTAGTGGCGCTAATGCCGATAGACAAGCCTGTTTGGGTGCTGGCCGTGTTGCATTGCGTATAAAAATCACCTGCAGCCATTGCATAGTTCTGACCTGACATTCGAGAGGCCTGAGCAAAACCACCCTCAAGGGTCACATTCAGATAGTCAGCGTTGCCAACACCACCTGCATAAGGAATGCCATAGGTGACGCTCACATCTTTGATAATTCCGTGATACATCGCATAGTTGCCATCAGTGGTGTTCGGCCCCCAAATACGCACATAAGTATCGGGCACCATTGCTGTGTTAGGTGTGGCATAGCCAGTCGGATAACGAACGGTTAGTGAACCTGTAGAGGCGCTGTATTGGTCAAGCATGAATTGCCTGCCGATGCTGAACGAGATGTCCTGCACATTATCCAGCTCTACCCAGGTGCCAGTGTTGGCAGTGGTTGAGTATTCAACGATGTAATTCTTAGGCATTAGAACGCGTTATTGGTTTTGATAGGCACAGAGCCGTTTTGCCTCATGTAGGTACGCAACGCTGCCACTACTGCGTTAGGGTCGCCACCGTTCACATTGATAGTCACATTGTTGCCACCCATCTGGCCCATACGATCTAACGGTATGACAGCCTCGGGGCCTTTCTCGCCAATCATGGCTAGGGTCGCGCTAGTCACGATGCCACCCTCAGCCAGCATTGGAATGTTAGGAACATCGAAGCCTTTGCCACCGAGGCCAGGCACCCAGCTTGGAACCTTGAACGAGAGTTTGCCGATGGTGTTATTCCACAGGCTTGCGATGCCATTGAAAATGCCTTTGTAAAAGCCGTAGAGCGTTTCAAAATAGCCTTTTATTACACCGATACTGACCGATACAACTGTTTGTATAACACTGAAAACGCTGTCCACAATGTTGCGAAAGCCCTCAAACTTTTTGTATGCCAGCACCAGGCCAGCAATCAATGCAACTATGGCAATGACCACAAGTGAGATTGGGTTGAGAGACATGACCAGGTTGAACGCTGCAGTAGCCACTGTCGCTGCAATGGTGTATGCAGCCTGCAGTTTCAGGTAGGCGTTGTAGGCAAGAATGATGCCAGCAAGGGTGCCGATGACACCAGCCACAGCCAAAAATGCTGTGGTGTTCTCACTAGCAAAATTGCCAAGCGCAGCTAATACCGGCAGTACAGCTTGGATTGCTGGCATAAGCGCAGCGCCTATTGACTCTTTGGTCTCTTGCAGGCTGATGCTGAGGCGCTTGAATTGCCCCTGGGCAGTGTTTGCAGCTGTCGTTGCTGCACCACCTGTGGCTGTGCCGATGGCATACATGACATCTTCAAACGATGCACCGTCCTCGATCATCTGTCGATACTCGGGTGCCAACTTGGCTAGGGCTTTGAGATTGCCACCGTAAGCCCGTTCCAAAGTTTTGGTTACTGAGGCCA